TTGCTTGATCCGGATGTTCTTGGCTTGCAATAGTTTTAAATATTGCTCTTTGCGGTCTCTATCAAGGTGGGAAAGATCCATCATTATGACCTTTTAATATTGTGAAAGGGGTCAAATGATAGGTCTTCTAAAATTGAGGTGTCTTCCATCAGAAGAGGCTCTTCAAAAGATTCGTCAGGAATAAATAGTCCTTCTTGTTCTTCAGCACAGAACAAATCTTCCAGAGATAAATCATCCTCGTTAGCAGGAGCAGGGACAACAGCTTGGCATGACGCAAGAGGAATGGTTGCAAATGATAAGTTGTGATGTAAGGATTTTTTAATCTCTGGAAGATTTTTACTACCTGTGCGATTGATAGCTTCTTCTATGGCTGCTATTTCAGCATCAAGTTCTTCATCAGTTTTGGTTTGCAGCGTCATGTCAATGTTCAACCGATCTGGAGCCTTATACCCATTGCGATCGAGAACATCTTTTGCGGCGTTGAATTGTACGGATGCTGGAACAGCTTTGCGGGAACTCTTATCAAGCAAGTGAGCAAAAGTATCTAAGGCTTCTCTGTTGAGGCTTACTAACTTCTTTCTGACGTCCAAAGTTGCTTCGTGCGCCCTGTCTTGAAGACCATTTAAGTAGGCTTGTCCTAATGGTGAGCGAAGAATGGTCGATACGGATGATTGTGCCATACCAAGACGCTCAGCGATTTCCTGATTTTTGTAGCCGTTGAAGGCCATCTGGATAATGTTGCGGTGCTGAGATTTTAACTCTTTCAACATGGTTGGCAGCTTTACAGGTGAAGTGGGTTAAATGGAAAATGAAAACCTTTTAATGATCCTACTTTTTAGCGTGACATATTATGGTGAAAAGGTCAATATAAAAATGCGTAAGGACTTAATTTTCCTGCTTTTTCCATAATGCCGGCAAACATATTGAGTCTCCTATAATATATAATGGCTGCCGAGTTGATGATGGCTACAGTTTGCTTAATAGTGACAATTCGAATAGGTGACTAATTATAATTGTTCCCGGACTGAATGTTCACTTATGAACACTGGTTTGAAATGTTCCATTTGACGGCAATCAAGATGTGCTTGTTTCCGCAACTCTATATAGAAAGCCTAATCCACTACAGTAGGATCGAGGCATCCACAGGCAGGCAGGTCACGTGAGAAAAGAATTGTTCCCGCGACATACGTCGCAATCACACATAAGTTACACCAGGCAAGCAGGTAAGCAATATAATATTGTGGTCCTGGCAATATTGGCAATGACTAGCTAAGTTGTACCTGGCAGAATGGAGAACAGAATAACTCTTGACAGCTTACGAATGGGGAGTTATTGTAATTGGGAAAGGACAAGCAAGTAGAAAATGAAACAAGGTGGAAAATAATTCTTGCCAAGGCTAGAAACATAATATATATTGAAGATAACAAGAGGCAGATAGTTGGAGCAGTTAAACCTTTAGAATGGAGAAACATCATGGAACATACAGACTTGGTAGGTATTGAAATCAGGCCACAGCAAGATAATATTGAAGTCACTATAACTATGAGTGATGGGACAAGTAAGACGTTCGATATATCTAGTCTGTCAAAAGGAATTGAATTCTGGCAAGATGGCGGATTGTGGAAAAAGATTGAAAATGGAAAAATTGATAATATTTAAACTTGACATACCTTTCCACAGTTGATATACAGTAATTGACAGGCTGGAAATGGTTCTAGCCATAAGTAGTTAAACCCATCATAAAGGAGTTTTATCATGGCACAATCTATTTTTGTAACACTGGACACCCTCAAGACGGAAACCTCAGTACCGGCGGTTGGAACGATGATTAGTCATACCTTGCCCCGGTCAATCTTTCCGACAAGTGAACAATTCAGCGATGAGGAAAAGTTGGTAACTTGGGCAAAGGAAAGCGGATGCCTGCATGCATGTTTGCAGAAAGGTGTCCAGGCAAAACTTATTGACGCTCGGGCAACTTTTAAGGCCACAAAGAAAGGCGCGGAATGGTCGCCGGAATTAGGTCAAGAGAATGTCAATAGCATGAAGTGGGAAGCCGCTGAAAGACCTGCATCTGCCAAAAGTGATGAGCAAAAAGCCATTGAAGCTATGGCAAAATTGACGCCGGAACAACTTGCGTCCATTATCGCAGGTATGTCAGCCAACAATTAGTAACCATCTAACCTCGGGTATAGTCCTTGTGATTGTGCCCGAGCCTGGAGATGCATCCATGAAATATTCCAAAAGATTCATAAGTTTCTTTAATCGCAAATCCGCGCCATACCTGCCTGAATGGGCAATTGAGGCATGGTATGTGCAATTCTCAGAAGTTGACTTCCACCTGGTGAAAGCATGAAAATATCTAAACTCTCAAAGGATGTAACCTACGGAATTAGTTTTGCCAAGGCAATTAAACTAACCTCAGATCGTGAGGAAATGAAAGTTGTGCGGTGCATCTTATGCCAGGATTGCCACAATGTTTCGCGTGTCTTGAAGTATCTTGGCTTGATGCCTGAACGTTACAACAAAGCCATTCAGACTGGCATATGCATTGAGCTGGCTAGATAATTAGGCCATCCAAACAATTGCTGCTTAGCAAACATGTTAAAGGCCAGTAATGAGTAATCGTTGCTGGCTTTTTGTTTGCAGAGTTTGCAGGGTTTACCCAGGGCTAGGAATGAATAGTACCACAGAGTAGGATATCCATAAAAAGCCCTACAATGCCCCGGAAAAGCATCTTATCCATTATAGCTACCCACCTAGCCACTACTATACTAGTGACATTCTACAACCATTCTAATCCCATTTCCGCCTATATAAACACTACCTACCAGCAAGCCCCTAATGAATTAACTGTTTGCAGGGTTTGCAGGTAGACGAAAGGTAGGCACAGGTATACAAAAAGTAAACACAGGAAAGCACTAGCAAACACAGGAGTACATGTAGACGGGTAAACAGAATAAATCTAGTGATAACAGGTAGTTACCTTGTTTGCAGGTTTGCAAAGAGTAGACAAGGAGTAAACTTGTAAACGGCAATAATATCAGATAGTTACACCTGATTACCTGGGTTTGCAAGTAAACCCTACCCCCGTCACGAGATCGGAAGAGGGGTACCTATTTTATTATTTAATTTTTTTCTTAAATAGATGTACTAAGAGAGGTAAACAGAGAGGGGGGGTAGGTTTACTTGCATACCCTAGTAAACACGATAATCTTCAACAATATCAACCATTTACACTGTCTACCTCTTGTTTACCTTTCGCAAACACTGCCCACCTGCAAACACCAATTTCCCAACAATATCAACCACTTACCCAGGCTTTGCCGGACATTTGCCTACCTGTAAACCCAAAGAAAACCCTTGCAAACCCTTAGCAAATCCTGTATACTACTTGTACACATCCGGTAAACCATGCAAACCGGCAAACCCTACAACGTAGCACTTGACAACCTCGGCTACGCCGAACAACCTCACAAGGAGCAACCGCCATGTCAAACCCAACCGTAAGTTTTCGCATCTCAGATTATCACCTCGCCCGTGGATTAAGAGCAGTCCGAGCCATTGAACCCAACTGGAAATTGACCACGCCAGCCGAGCTGATCAGAACAATCTTTAATGATTACATAGCAAAATCAGAATTTAGCAACAACAGCCCGTTAAGTGTCACTCCAGAACTCCTTGAAGAGATTGCCCTGGCAAGAATGGGAATGATCAAACAACCTGGACAAAATAAAAACCTTGCCCCACTCCCTCAACTTGGACAAGCAAACAAACCAGCCTGGCAAGTACAAAGAGAACTTGAAGAAGAAAAGATATTCATGGCTATCAAGCAAGAACATGCACAAAAGAAAGAACTATCAGAAAAAGAATTAACTGCTCAAATCAATTTAGCCTTTCAAACAGGTCAAAGACTTCCAAAGCCGTCAGAATTTCATGATCCAAATAACACAGACTCAGAAATATCCACTGTAACTGATTTCAGCCCTCCGAAAGATTGGATAGACAGCGAGGAATAAGCACACCTAATGAACGGGCATAACGTGGTGGAATTACACAGTTTTTCCGTTATGCCCGTTAACACGCCAGAACGACCTACACGCCACGTTACCCGGCAGCCACGTACCGTACCAACCCGGACGCTACGGCCCGTTACGGCCATCCTACGCCGTTCTAGCCCCTATTCCGCCCGACCACCATACTATATACACGCCACCGACCGACTACCACACCGTCGTACAACCGACCCTGTTTACCGTTTGCGTGTTTTCCTGTTGACAAACCCACTTGTATACGGTACACTATACTATGATATCCCTATACTTTTTCACCAGTCAGCCAATCATTAACTTTACAAGAGGAAAACATCATGACAAACTACGCAAAGTCAATTCCCGCCGTTCTTTATGATCCGCGAGGATCACTTTCCATCACACCAGGTGATGTCATTTGGATTGAAGTCAAGAACCAAACAGCAACAGGCTACATATTTGGCAATGACGGCAAGATTGCAAACTTCTTCAGAATTATCTAACCAATCCAAGCAACGAAGTTGCCCGCTTTTAACCACCAGCCATAAGGAGAACAAATGGAAAAATTTATTTCAGGCGGTTTTATAGAGACCCACAAATGGTATGGCCAGGGCCAGATGAAGGATAGCATTCTGGTGAGTATTAAATAACTTTCAAACCAACTAAAGAGGAGCTATCATTATGAAAGTTGTAATCAATACTTGTTATGGCGGATTTGGATTGTCTGATAAAGCAATTCATAGGTTTGCAGAACTTTCTGGCCTTACATTATATAAAAAGAAAGATGACTACTTTTCAAGTTATTATACTGACCCAGAATTTTCAGATGATTCTTACTTTTCAGATTCTAATATTGAAAGAAACTCACCAATCTTAATTCAAGTAATAGAAGCCCTTAAAGAAGAAGCAAATGGAAATCATGCAAATCTCAAAGTAGTTGAAATTCCCGATGATGTAGACTGGTACATTGAAGAATATGATGGCCTCGAGCATGTAGCCGAAGCACATCGAACCTGGAGCTAATTGCCTACCTAATCACCAGGGCAAAGATTCAAACTTATACTGTCTTTGACCTGGTTATGAGTTAGTCAATTTAATAACCTCAACAAGGGAGCCAGCCATGAAAACTAATTCACGCAGCAATAAGAATCATTTCACTCCGCTTGAAACCATTAAAATTGAAGCTATTTGCCTTGGACTTCTTTGGACATTTGGTGCAATAGCCATAGTTGCATTGCTTATCTTCTTTGGAAGTCACGAAGCCAGGGAAGTATTCCAACCAATTGTTGAGGCCTTGCAAGTTCAGCCAAATATCAAGTAAAACTAAGCTATATTGACAAATGTTTAGTTTAGCTGTTCACTTGTGAACGTCCATTACAAAACTTTGCACCTTAGAGGCCATGCTACCATTATGAAAGGCAAAACAATTCGTTTCTACAACAGATTTGGAACCCATATGGGATGGAAATACCTTGCCAATGTGACATACTTTGAACTGATTAACTGGCTCAAAGCTGGCAACACACTAAGATTTCAAAAGCAAACCCTTACTAAGGAATCTCACAGTAATGAAATCTTCAAAATCTTGCGGAGATCATAGCCATGAAAAAACTCTGTCCAGTTTGCAATACCCTCAATGAAGCAATCGGCTTCAACTTAACAGAAAAAGAAATTCATAACCTTCACAAGATTGGCTTGTCAGAACATCTTTGCAAGGCTTGCTACCAGAAAGAGCTTGCAACATTGTTAGAATCCACCAAGGCTGAACTTATCCCACTGAACAAGGAAAAAGAAATTACTCAAACTGCTTACCATAAAGCCTATGAAGCCTGGAAAGAAGAGGCCAGCTTGTATAGGGCAATAGATTATAATATCAGCCTAATGAAACATATAGTCAAGCAGAAAGAAGTTGCCATAACTAAAAAGACTCCTAAAGAAGTCGATCCAATCAACGCTGAACTGTTCTGCAAACAGTTTCTTGCATCTCTAAGTAAAGAACAACAAGCAGCGATCATTCAAACCTTTAAAGCAACTCAAACTATTGGTAACTAATCATGAGTAGTCCAATCATAACATTTCGCCTCACAACTCATCAACTTGCTCGTGGCCTGCAAATTGTACGCAGCCTGGAGCCGAACTTCCAACTTACGAGTCTTAGCCAACTAGTCAAGATCATCTACACAGATTACCTGGCAAAAATGACCCTCAGCCAATCAGATGAAGTTTCTTCAGACATTATGCAAGAAATCCAAGTTTTTATCAGCAATCCCAGAAAGAGAGAAATCAACTTGGTATCACTAGCTGATCAAGAGGCATAAATGAAATACTATACTGGAGTTGGGTCAAGAAAAACACCAAAAGAAATTTTATCTTTAATTAAAGCTCTTGCAACTCAACTAGCATTAAAAGGTTTTACTCTCCGCTCAGGTGGAGCTGTTGGAGCTGATAATGCATTTGAACGAGGCTGCAAGTTAGGTAAAGGATCAAAAGAGATTTACAAAGCAGAAGATGCTACTATAGAAGCCATGAAACTTGCCTCACAGTTTCATCCAGCATGGAATAGATGTACTAATTATGCTAAACAGTTACACGGAAGAAATTCTTTTCAAGTTCTTGGAAAAGATTTATTCACTTTGAGTGCATTTTTAATCTGTTGGACTCCTGATGGTTGCACCAGTCATAAAGATCGTAACATTAAAACTGGAGGAACAGGCACAGCAATAAGTATTGCAGACCATTATAAAATACCAATATATAATCTGAAATTAGAAAAGGACTTAGAACGAATTAAATTATTATTAAAGGAGATTTAATATGAGTAAAGCCCGCGTAGTATCAACACGCATGACCATTGAAGATCTCGCCAAGGCTAGAGATGGCCTACTTGCTAAAGGCATCGACCAATCTGATTTAACAACAACTAGTCAGCTTATCAAACTTACTTTCTATTACGGAATTATTTATTTATGTCACGATCCAAAAGATCCACCAAGTCAAGCATCCACAGATTTTGTGAGGCAGAAATTCAGCCAGACAAAAGTAACCAGAGGACTGAACTTAACTGACCTAGATTAATTATAATAAAGGATCAAAACAATGAAATTATTACCAGAAGATAGTGATGAAAGAGAAGTATTTGATTCCTATGTAATTAATGCTGGAGGTAATCCATTAGATGTTATAAGATTAGCATTAACAGGATGGTATGAAGATAATCCAAACAATAAATATGGAAAACATTGTGCAATAATGGCTAATGAACTTACAAAGCATATAAATAATGAAATAATACTTCACTAGGAGACTAATCATGAAAAAATTATCTGATGATGAAATAGTTGATAAAGTAATAGAAATTATTACCTCAGTATATTCGGATAAAGAAGATATATTAAAAATTATTGACTTGTTTGAGAAGAAACTCTATGAACAAAATGTAAGCAAATTAAAAGTTCTTTTATCAAAATTAAAAGACCCTTTTAAAGAAGTATAAAATAGACAACCTTTACTAGGAACATAGTATGAAATTAATCTTCAAACTTCTTGTCTCCATTATTATCTTAACTCTATTCGGTATTGCAGGAGAAATGGATTATCAACATACCATCTCACAACAAGAACCAGTAGTTCAATACTAAAAGGAGCTTGTTATGTGCGAATCTATCAAAGAAGTCTTAATGCGACGTGACGGAATATCTGCACTTGAAGCACAAGACATAATCAATCAAGCCAGGGAAGCCCTTCAAGAATATATAGCTTCTGGTGATTTTGAAGCTGCTGAGAATGTTTGTGAAGAATACTTTGGCCTGGAACCAGATTTTTTAACTGATCTAATGCCATGAAAAAACCATTCTATAAAACACCAACTAACTTTCTTTGTCCAGCCTGCAATCAGCCATGTCGCATAATTGCCTTAGACGATTCATTTAGCTACTCAGGCACTCATTGCACTCATGGCCAAGCTGGCATTCACTATCCATCTGATTATGGCTCACCTGTGACTGATTGCTGTGAGGCTAATGTACCAGATGCTGAGATGGATGAACCAGATTATTATGATTATGGAGATTAATTATGTGGAAAAAGTTTGGCACATGCAAAATTTGTGGAAAACGCTTGAAATTAAAATCATCAAATATTCTTCCAAAACATTCAGTAAATAAAATTGTCTGCTCAGGATCAAATCTACCAGGATTAAATCATTGTTATGAATTTATTAAAAAGGATTAATGATCATGGTAATGAAATATAAAGGTAAAACTCTTACCACCGAACAAGAAGCGCACGTCAATACCATTCTTGATGGTAACAATTATGCCATCCAAGCTCCACCAGGTTCAGGAAAGACCTTTTTGTTGCTTGCAATGGCTCGTAAAATGTCAGGATATGGCTTATCCATCTCATTCAACAAACTCCTAGCTCAAGAGGCAGCAACCAAGTTTTCCAGTAACATAATGTGCAAGACCGGACATGCCTTAGCCTACGGAACAGTTGGCTACAAATACAAGAAGAAGCTCAGCAAATTGACAGGCAAACAACTAGCTGATACTTTCGATATTGGTGAGTGGCAACTTTATAATAGTCCAGCTAACAAGGGATACCTCATTCTCAATACGATCCGTAAATACTGTTACTCCAGCGACGAAGTTATTCAGTACAAGCATTTGCCAAGACTCACAATTCTTCAGGATGCTGACCTGGATATTATGCGTGAAGATTTAGTTCAACACGCAAATCTGGTGTTCAACGAAATGGCCGATGTTAATAAGCCTATGCCAATCACACATGATGTTTATTTAAAAATCTGGGCATTAACAAATCCAATCATTAACAAAGACTTTATCTTCTTTGACGAATACCAGGATAGCAACCCGGTAATTGCTCAGGTTATCAAGAATCAATCTTGCCAAAAGATCTTTGTTGGCGATCAATTCCAGCAAATCTATGCTTGGCGAGGGGCCGTAAATGCACTCCAGGATGACAATCTGGCAAAGCTATACATTACTAGAAGTTTCAGATTTGGTGAAAACATCGCCAATATGGCAAACACCATAATAACTGGTTATTATCCATATCAGTTTGAGTATGTACCATTTCATGGCAACGACGATGTTACATCATCTATTCATTATGAACCACTTCCAAGCGTAGACGCCATCCTCTGCCGAACAAACAAAGGAGTTATTTCCGAAACAATCGAAGCTCTTGGTAAGAATCTTTCTGTCCACATCCTTGGAGGAACTCAACAACTTACATACCTTATCAACTCTATAATTCAGCTCAAAATTCAGGGATATTCCAATCATCCAGACCTATTCCTTTTTAAGAATTTTGTTGATCTTGTCGAATATGCCAATTCTCCAATGGGCGGAGACATTAAGCCAATCCTAAAGTTAATTGAACTCTATGGCAGGGAACGCTTACTAAGTATTCTTGAATCAACTGTAGAAGATCCAAATGAAGCCGATGTTACTATAACTACAGCGCATAAAGCAAAAGGTTTGGAATGGTCTAGAGTGAGACTGGCTAATGATTTTAAAGTTCCATCTGATAACGGAAACCCTAATACTGAAGAAACCAACATATTATATGTAGCTGCCAGTCGGGCACTTCATCAACTCGATGTAAGCAAATGCGAAGCTTGCTGGCCACACACTTTTGACAAAGCCCGCAAGGTTGCCTATGAACAATGGCAAGTAGATCAAATGAGTGAACGAGATGTAGATATGAAATTTAAAGAAGTTATTAGTTCTCATATTAAAGTTTTAAAAGATGATATTCAATTTTAATTAGGGAGCCTAACCTATGAACAAACGTCAACTCAAGAAAATAATCACCCTCTATCGAGAAGGCTTATCTTGTGAAATCTGCATAACTGTTATAGCTGATCTAATGAAAGGTAAAAGCAATATAGAAATAGGAACAGCAATTCATGAGTTTTATGAATCAATATTCACTCTAACTAAGAAGGAGGCCTAAAAGGTGATCAAACGCAAATTCTTGCCAGAACTCCTCGGAATGAACCTTTACCAGACTTCTCGCGGCGAAACTTTTTATGCCTGGAACCATAAACATGCCATCAATAAAAGGCCAAACGAATTGATTTATTTTATTAACAGCCTTGATAGAAGAATAGTAATTATTAATAAATAACTAGGAGATAAATTATGGATAAAATTTCAATAATCACAATAATTTCTTTAGTTATATTAGTATTTAGTAGTATAATTTATTTAGAAGTAAGAAAAGATAAGTGCCATGATTTAGGCGGAATCTATATAGATACTCAATGCTTTAAAGCTGATTTAATTAAATTAGATAATAAATAATTTGGAGAATAAAATATGCAAAATGGTAGAATAATATGTGGTGTAAGTATAATTTTTGGCTTAATAATAATGTTTTTTGCTCTTAAAGCTGATTTAGAGAAAAATAAGACAATGGATGAACTTAGAAAGAAAACAAACCTCGTGCCTGTAGTAACTGTTGACGCCTTAGGCATTTGTAAAGTAACTCAAGGAGGCAAATCCTACATGCTGATTGATGTCACCAATGAAACGAAAGCCCTTGATAAGGTTAAACAAAAAGTTGATAAGGAGAAATAATGTGCGAAAGATTACTCGAATACTTCATGCTATTCTTACTCACTTGTGTAACATTCATTCTTTTTTTACGCGAAAAAGCAAAAGCTCTTACGAGGCGGATAGGAAAATAATGCGAATAGCTAGACTACATATTCGGAGGGTAAAATGAAGACTACAAAAAATACTTTATTCTTTATTGCATCTTTTATAGTCGTAGGCTTATTTGTGCTTCTCATTGATAAATTATATCCCACACCTCCGATTGATCAAGCAGCTTTGCAATTTTACTCCAGTAGAGATGCTCTTACCAGTTTGGATAAATAACTTGGATTCACCGATAGCTTGTGTAAGTATTTAAGGATTTTATGAAATAGTAAAAAGGCTAAAAAGGTGAAGAAATTTGTTGACAGGGGCGATCCTTTATGTTACTGTACACGGACAATCCCGGAAAACACCGGAAAAGCCTTTAGGCCGTAAAAAGCCGTTTTCAAGTCGGGCATATCGCCCATTCTACAAACCCCTAATTAGGAGATTCAAAAATGAGCATGATCAAAGTAGTTAGCAATCAGGCCAGCAGGGAAATCACCGTAACTGAGCCGGCAGTTCTCAACCTCGGAACTATCGAGGAAATGGTACAGGCTCTCGGTGAAGATCTTACCGTAAACATGATTAAGAACCAGCTGAAGGTCAGTTTCCGCGCTGTTATTCGTCGCAAACTTGAAGAGAAGGACGACAATAACGAGTTCAGCAATACTGACGAAGCCATCACGGCTGAGGACTTCAGCGACTGGAAGCCGACTCTTCGCATTACTAAGACTCCCGAGGAGAAAGCTCTGGAAGCGTTGGGCAATCTGCCTCCGGAAATTCGTGATGCAGTTCTGGCTCAGTTCAACAATCGGTAAATTAGTAAAGTAGTGGTGGCGGAATAAAAAATGGTAGACGCTTTGAATCATGGGTGCAAAGTATCATTCAAAGGAATGTGAAAGCAGATTCAAAACTTGGCTAGACAAGATGCAGGTTCGAATCCTGCCCACTACTTTTAACTCTTATTGCCGGAAACGCATTGGATAGCAAGTCCATGCGCACCATTCGACCTGAATTGACAGGTATCGCCAGCATGACGATGTTGGAATCGGCTACTTAATTAAAAGCATACCGAAACTTATAATTGAAATTTTAAATAGTTATAGGTTGGTGTTAAATCGGGTATCCAGATATTACCTAACTCTGGAACTTTAAATTCAACGAGAGGATTTCTCAAATGAATTTTTACGAAAAAATAGACTACAGCGCATTATCAACCTATCTAACGTGTCCTCGCAGATTCTTGTTCCAATATGTAATGAACCTCAAACCAGCTGGACAATCCATACATCTTGTGTTTGGAAGCTGCTGGCATTACGGCCTAGAAGCTACTTATAACATCTTAATTAAGGATTCTTCACCATCTGTTCTTGATGCAACTGAAACTTCCATTAAAGCATTCCATAAGCTCTGGAAGCTCGATGGCGAACCATTCTGGAAGAATGAAGATGCAATCTTTCCCAAATCCCCAGGTCATGCAGCCAATATGTACAAAGGCTATTGGGATCGCTTTCTCGTAAGTGATGTAAAAAATCGTTCCATCTTGGCTGTTGAAGCACCATTTTCTATTGATCTATCTGTAAAGGGCTTGAAGCTACCAAATTATATCGGCCGCATCGACCTGATCTTTTCCAGTGGTGAGAATGGTATCGATATTCTAGATCACAAAACCGCTAAAGCTATCTACTCTACGACACCCCAAACTTTTGAAATGTCATTCCAGTCAGACGGATATCTAACCGCTGGCAGAATTTTTTATGATAAAATCCCAACCATTACTTATCGAGTCGCTCTTTGCCAGAAAAGCAAGATTGACTTCGTACCAATTACAATCAATAAACGATCCGCAGCGATTGAACACTTCTTGTCTGACCTTTGTCATTATGCAGATGAGATTCAGCAAAACTTAAACCTGCTTGAAGAAGACAAAATTAACTGCCGGGAACGCTCAGATTGTTTGAAATCCTTCCACAGGAATCCAGGCTATGCTTGCACTACATTTAGCTCAGTTTGTCCTTATTACGATCTTTGCAGACTCCGAAACAATCCGTTGCATTGGATGGAAAAGGCACCTCAAGGATTTATTCATTCCGAATGGGACCCGGAACTCCACGAGGCAAAGACTAAACAGAGGTTAAGTGAGGTATAAGCATGGGAACTTTTTATAATTTAGCATATGAAAAAGATTCTTTTGATAAAGGTGAGTTTGGTATTGATGAAATGTCAAATAAACTTACATTAGTTTTTTGTAATGAAGCAGACGCTGATTTTAATCCTTTATGGAAATCAACTGAAAAAATGACTCCAGAAGAACTTGCAAAAATCTTTCTTTATGGACTTCAAGTCTGTTCTTATTGGATGGATACAGATGAATTAAAAAAGATGATTTCAGAGCATGTTGAAAAGAATATTTATTAACAAATAGGCTGTGGCGGAACTGGTATACGCTATGACATGAGAACCCGACCGATGGTTAGACCAGGTTGTTTCCCAGGGATGCAGGTTCGAATCCTGCCAGCCTATTCATTACTAACAATCATTTAAAGGAGTTTTAGATGAAAACATTTGAATTAGTTTACACAATCGAAGCAGCTTCATCCTGGAGAGGCAAAGAAGCTATTAAGATTAAGAGCAATCTTGCTGATGACAAATTGATTGAGTGTGAACTTTCACAAAGCCTTGTTGATCATCTCAAAACAGAAGCTGCTGTTCTTGATCCAGATAAACTTCTCTTAACCATTGCTGAGGCACAGAAAAGAGAAATTCAAACCAGTATTGAAAACATGGACGACATGGCTATTCAGGCAAAAGTTCATGCTGACAAAGCATATGAAATCCTTTCAACTATTTCTGAAGAAGCAGAGAAGAAGTATGAAGAGATTGAAAAGAAATTTTCGACTACAGAAAAACGCTTCAAAGATAAGATGCTTTCAACTTCTGAAAGTATTAAAAATCATGTGGAAAAACTCTCTACTGTTGAGGAAAAACTTACAAAGATTGACAATTGGAGCTTGGAAAAACTAACTGAAACTTTGAAACAGTTAATTAAAATCATAGAGGTTGATCCTGCACTTGTTAAGCTAGTTTTGGATTATAAGAAAGCATAATTATTTCATTTAAAGGAGTTTTAAATGAACCCACAAGTAGCTACATCACCAAATTTCAACAAAACAAAGCTAGTTGAGAAGAAACGATATTTTAACCTCAAATTTCTGCTTACTGGCAATTCAGGTTCTGGCAAAACTCACTTCACAGCCACCTACACTAAGGGACCACTCCATTACTACATGTTTGACAAAGGAGGCGAAAAGACAATAGAGAAGATAGCATCTAAAAGGAACGATATTACAATTGATAACTTCTCAGCCGACTCTTTGTTATTCTCAGATTTTTGGCGGACCTTCCAGGAAGATGAAAAAAATGGTTTATTCCAATGGCTGAAGGAACAGTCAGGCATGTTGGTTTTAGACTCTCTGACCAACGCTAACAAAAAAGCGATTCATGAAATTGAAAAGAAGTCTGGAATTACTCCAAGTGGCATCGGTAAAAAGATCGACATGAAGATGGGCATGGCACCGGCTCATTGGGGCCAACTACTCAATTGGATGAGTACTTTGGTAAGTTCTCTCCAGGAGTTACCTTGTGCAGTTGCAGTCACTGTCCATTTGCACACGCTTATGAATTCTGATCAGGAAGTAGTGGCAAGGTATCCTGCAGTAAATGGTCAGTTCAGACAACTGCTTGCGGCAGATTTTGACGAAGCCTACCTGTTGACAACACAAGGAACGAAACGACAAATCTTCTTTACAGAAAAACTTGCATTTGAAGCAAAGTCCCGCGTGTTTGATATGCCAAAGGTTGAAGGAATTTCCATGGATCAATTAGCTTCAGCTTATTTAGCAGGTAAAACAGTTATTCCACAATCAGGAGTTTGATTATGGCAAGAATAGCAAGACTCATAATCTATGATGGTGATGAACTTTCTTTAGTAAAGCAAATGGCAAACTCATTGCCTGAGGGATTACATGAGAAAGGAAAAGTAAATATCATGATTATTGATCTTGGACAAAATCCAATTTTAAATGGAGTAGTTCAAGAATTGACTAGAAATAAAGAAAGAGATCAATCCATGAAAAAAGTATTTGAAAGCAATTATGGAGGTGAATCAACTAAAGATAGTAATCTTGATCTTGAGCTTAGGAAAATAGACCTACAATCTATGGTAGATAGATAATAAGTTATTCCACAATCCATCTCAGCTTAATTAAAGGAGTTTTAATTAGGGAAAAGCAAATCGTGGAAATTAATGATGTAAAGTTTGAAGTTGATATGAGCAGCGCGAAGATTATTTCCGAGTATAAAATCGGAGATAAGGTAAATGTTTTAATCAAAGAATATTCTGACAAGATTGTATGTCCTGGTATCATTATAGGTTTTGATAACTTCAAAGACTTGCCTACCATTACTGTTGATTATCTTAAAATTGGCTATAACGAAGCTACTATTAAGTTTGTCTATTTTAATAGTGATTCAAAAGAAGTTGATATTGCTCCATGTAGAGAATCAGACCTTATTTTTAATAAGAGTGATGTTATTATCAAAATGGATCGTGAAATTGCATCTAAGGAGAAGGAAGTAGAAGATTTGATTCGAAAGAAGAATTATTTCTTGAACAACTTTACAAAGCATTTCGAAGATGCAATGGCAGTTAAGACTAACGAATAAAAAGGAGAGCATAAAACACTCAAAACGAAAACGAAAATGAAAACTAACAAGTAAAGCAACCAACTTTTGATCGAAGAATCGTTCTTTGGTCACGCAACAAAACCAATCTAAAGGAGTATTAACTATGTCTATGATTCCTAATCTGTCCGAAATTCCTGATAAAGCACCTGTTGAAGCTGGCGAATATGACTTGACCATCTCTAAGGTCAAAGAAACCAAGTCTCAGCGTACAGGCAGGTATGGTTGTCAACTCATTATTAATGTCGACGGAGAAGATAACGCTTCAACTATCTTTCACACCCTCTGGTATGGAAATTACAAAGATTATCAGGGCGATGATGAGGAAAAGAACAACCTCATGTGGAGAATGGTAAAAGATTTCCTTCGCGCCCTGGGGCTTGATCCCGACCAGGAAACTGACGAATCTGATCTTGTTGGCCTGAACTTTACGGCTGAACTCAGTTTTAATGATGGCATGTCGACAGATGATGATGGCAATCCGATTAAGGTCGGCCAGCCCAGGAATGAAATTGCAAAAGTTGTTTAATTAACTGTTGTAATAACTAAAACTTGCCGTTCAAATATGAACATAACTTTAATTAGTTTTGCAAGTATTTGAACGACAACTTTTATTTTTATTTATCTTTACTAAGAATTAATCTGCTAAAATATTAATGTTTAGCAAAGATAAATATCTCTTAAAGGAGAATTATTATGATGGATTTTACTAAAATAACAATTGGTTCAGAAGTTTATTATTCAGTTAGGCCAAATAAAAAAAATCCAAATCCAAAACCTCCAGTTAAATGTAAAGTAGTTTATATCTTTAAAGCTTTTGAAATTCCAAAAACAGACAAAGTTGTTAAATATTATGGTGGAATGGTAGTTAATCCAAAATATGCATCTCTGTTTGGTCCAAATAAAAGTGACAGAATTGTACTAAAAAGAGGTAAAAAGGATTTTATAATTATTCCAGTTCATAATAATACTCTTTCTTGGATAGATTTAAAGTTAGTAGAAGCTAATTAAGGAGTTTAACTATGAACCATGAACAACTCATAAAAGAAATCTTCCAAGCAAATATGGCTTATGCTTCTGGCATACCATTCATGACAGACAGTGAATACGATCTGTTATGGCAACAACTTTATGCACTCGACCCACATAATAGTATCCTCTACCATACCGCACAAGGCAGAACTGCTTTGACAGGCAAAACCTGGCACAAACATCCAATCTATGGAACGAACAAAGCATTCAACATGCTCGACCTCAAGCCATTCCTTACAAGGTTTGGCAGTTACAAACTCAGGATTGAGCCCAAATACGATGGTTGTGCAGCAGTTATAACACTCACAGATACTGGAATTAACATAACTCTTGAAGGCGACGGACGATGTGGACGAGACATAACTCATTTAATGCCATATATTACGTTTCCTTTCCATATGAGGCATTTTCAACCAGTTGAGATTCTCATTCCATTGAATGAGTGGAATCCAGATTATGGAGCCAATCCAAGAAATGTAGTCGCTGGCTGGTTAGATCGCAAATATGATAAGCCTTCTGCCCTGATGACAGCAATCCCCCATAATCATGGCAACCTATTTGAAGAATACACCTACTCCGGTAGCTTAGAAGCTATGGGAGATTTTCTGCTTGAGACATATAACAAATGGTCAAAGATCTATCCGATGGATGGCTTGATGATCAAGGTAGCGGACGAAAAAGTTCGGTTGGTTGCCGGTAATAATGGGCAGACCAATAACTGGTCAATCGCCTGGAAACCTCCAATCCAAGTTAAAGAAACAAAAGTTACCAATATCGAATGGAACATTAGTAGACTCGGCAGGGCAATACCAACAGTTGTCTATGAACCAATTGAACTTTGTGGCACTACCAATAACCGCGTAACAGGCAATAATGCACAGTGGATACTTGACAAAGGCATTTCTATAGATGGAATTATTTCAGTAGGTAAAGCTGGAGAAATAATTCCTAAGATTGTAGCAGTGAAAAAGCCAACAACTATTTCTTTGCCGACTAACTGTCCAGTATGCTCATCGTTTTTAGATTTTGAAGGAGTCCATCTTGTCTGTAATGGAGCTAAATGTATAGCAAAATCAATTGTATCCATTGCTTATTTTTACTCTCAGAAGGGTATAAAAATCGACGGAGTTGGCGAAGGCATTATAGAAAAGCTACTTCAAAATGAAAAATGTTATTCTGTATTATCAACCAAGCCTTGGGCTTTACTCGATCCACTTAGCTACGACCTTGTGCCAGACATTATAAATACAATCGGTGTAACAATTTATAGCAACATCGCTGAACAAGTGTTTTCAATGACTAATCAATGCACAATGGCACACTTCGTAGCTGGTCTTGGCTTACCAGGATTAGCATACAAATCAGCTTTACGGCTTTGTCAATATTTAAAGACTGGCCAGATTAACATTCACATAACTGATAATGCTAAACGAAGTTTTATTGAAGCAGCTACTATTTATACAGAAGCAATTAAGGAGATGAAAAACTTCTCCTTCGCAGCACTCCCTAGTGAAGCGAAAGCAATTTATTGTATTACCGGATCATTAAGTCAGTCACGAGAAACTATGATCGAAATTCTGAACACTTATGGATATGAATTTTCATCTGGAGTAACGAGAGAAACAAACTATTTAGTCATCGGAGATGATCCAGGCAGAACTAAGATAGAAAAGGCAACTCGTTACAACATCCCTCAGATAACTGAGGAACAACTTTTTAACCTTTTACGGTGAACAAAATGATCAAAGAAGAATGTAAAGTAACTGCACGAATAGACAAAGACTTGTACGAACAAGTCCAGGAACACTTCCATCATGGACAGCAAACAAAATTATTTCGGCAAATATTCCTTTCGCTGAAAAGCATCATTAATGGTGGAAAGCTGAATGAGGTTCTTGACTATATGTATAAGGGAAAGGCATTAACTTTGCCAGGCATAGAGGAATAAAGGAGCTTAATTATGCATTGTACAGAACAAGAACTAAGAGAATATATTAATGATCTAAAAGAAAAAGTAGAGTCTATAGAAGAGAGTATAACTAGTCTACGCAGTGCATTAGATACAATTCCAAATTTATCTGTGCTGGTAAAACGAGGGATTCATTCTTTTATAGAAGATATTTATGAAGACATAACAAAGTATAAAGATTTATCTACAGATGTAGAAAACTTTAAATTTAAAGAAGTAGAAAAGTTTAAAGTTACAGAATAAGTGAGGATTATTATGACCTTTAATGAATATCAAAACCTGGCAAATTCAACCGACATTTATCCTCCAGACAAAGCTCTTGATTGCCACATTCTTGGACTTGCTAATGAAGCTGGTGAAGTCGCAGGCAAGCTCAAAAAGATTTATCGTGACAAAGATGGCCTTATGTCAGCAACTGATGTACTTGAAATATCTAAAGAGCTTGGAGATGTTTTGTGGTATCTATCTTGTACAGCCTATGATCTCGAAATATCACTTGAAGATATAGCAATAATGAATATTAACAAACTTGCTGATCGTAAAGAACGCAACCAGATAGGTGGTTCTGGAGATCATAGATAGTTAAGGAGTAATTATGAGTTCTATATGTCCAAAATGTAAAAAAGATACTTTAAAACATATGCATGATTGTGCTTATGGAATTCCTGGAACGCATATGAGTGGTACTGAAAGATTTGAATGTGCTTGTGGATTTTCTTGTTGGGATGCTTATGAAGGAGAAAAACTTGGAATAATTTTTACACTTGATATACTTACTGATATAGAAAAAGATATGTATGATATTGGACTATATGATGAGGTTTAACCATGTCACTAATGGATCGTATTTACTGCCGATCATTCTTAGAAATGTCTTATCCAGAGCAAGCCAGACTGATTGAACGCGTTCGGACTATGCGAACCTCAGCACTAAATGCAGCACTTGTCAAGTCTCAAAAGATCACAAAGTCTGCCATGAAGAATATTTCTAAGAACTCTGGAACAAAGCGAGGTAAGAAGATGCTGGCTGATCCTACCAAGAATGCAACAGACTTGCTTGGTAAACTTTCAGCAGATCAAATAGAATTAATCAAAAGGCAGTTTCAAAATTTAAATTAGGTTAATATGAAATGCTATAAATGTAATGATAGTGGTATAATAAATAGTTATCATGATGCTGGAGATCATTTTGGTGCCTGTACATCTCCTTTCTCAGAATGGATAGAAGTTCCGTGTCCAGATTGTAGATGTGTAAAATGCGGAAAACCAAATAAAGATGAGATTTGTAACCATTGTGGTGCTTGGAATAAACAACATGATTCTGGATACTAAAAGGACTTAATATGCAACTTTTCCAAATAGAAGAACGTAACATCTCCGATATTATCATCAAAGATCGCGCACGATCAGCAGTAGGAGACATCTCAAGTCTAGCCGATTCAATCTCGATGGTTGGCCAGCTTCATGCGATCCTTATAGATTCAAACAACATCTTAATTGATGGATTACATCGCATTGAAGCGTTTAAAAAGCTTGGTAAGGAAACCATTGAAGTCAGGGTCTTCGACGGTATTACTGAAGATGATCATTTCTTAATTGAACTCCTCAGTAATATGGACCGTAAGGAATTTCTGTGGCATGAGGAAATAGACCTCAAATATAAGCTGCATAACTATTGGGTTGAAGCAGCAGGCAAGGAAGGTAAATCTTGGGGATACAGAGAAACTGCTAAACGGCTCAAGTGCAGTCTTGGCGGCTTATCTACCGATCTTGCATTCGCAGAAGCTCTCAAAGTCTTTCCGATCCTCAAAGAACAGTCTACTAAAGGACGAGCTAAGGAAGCATACAAAGCTCTCGGTGAACAAGCTAAGGCACTTCAGAGAATGGGAAGTTTCACCGAGGCTGAAAAAGGGCGTTTAGTTGCTTTGCAAAACGGAACCATGACAGCCCCGATAAAAAATACGGTAACTCAGAATGTGTTTGAGAAAACTAAACAAGCTAAAGAAAAACTTACCGAGTTTGACGAAGATGATGAAGAACTTGAAGATGAACAAAAAGTAACCAGCTCTAGTATCCAAGTAATTTATGTTGCTGAAAACTACAAGACATTCCTCGATAAGATTCCAAGTAATTCTGTAGGGATGGTAGAACTTGATCCACCATACGCGATTGACTTTAACGATAACTATGGCAAGACAAATAAGATCGAATGTAAAGCTCAAGACTGGGATGAAAAAGAACTTTATGATTTCTACTTCAATTATCTCCCGTTAGTCTATGAGAAAATGCTTGACTGTAGTTGGGCTTTAGTCTGGACAGGCAAAGAACATTTTATTCAGATCAACAATATTGCAAGGGAAATCGGATTTGGTGTTCAGTCTCCTGGATCATGGAACAAAGTTGGTGGCAGTACCAATAAGCCGAAGACAAACATGGTGAGCAATTGGGAAATGTTCCTCTTGCTGCGTAAGGGAAATGCACAGTTCAATACTCCTAGCTTATCATCTTCAATTAACATAAGTACAGTCAGCTCAAGTCAACGAATCCATCAGTGGGAAAAGCCTATAGAGCTTTATGATCATTTCTTAAAAGCATTAGGTAAACCTGGAACTTTATTTATGAGCCTGTTTGCTGGTTCTGGCAATTGCTTGATTAGTGCAGCCAAAGAAAAAATGATGCCAGTTGGTTGTGATAAGAGCCAGAAGTATATACCAGAATTTTATCAGAGGCTTGAGAATTATCTGGGAATAACTGCTGACGTAGAGGGACTTTAACTATGCTCTCTAAAGATGATAAAGATTGGCTTGAAAATAAATGTGGTAAAGTTGATAGACCATTACTTTATGCAATGCTTATAATTATATTAATTAGCTCTTTTGATAATTTTGAGAGTGTAATAATTAAAATAATAAATAATATGAAACCTCCAATAACAATGGAAATAAAGTAATGACTAAGTATAAAGTAGGCCAACTATCCGAACAGAAAGCTCCCATCACGTCTGGCTCAAACTGTTGCCTACATAAAAACATCGTGCCACTCGAAATAGGTTTTGCCTCCAAGAGCTGGCCAAACGGCTATAAGAATGAGCCAAACTATAACTTTGCGATCAACATTATCAGTGCAAATGTTATCCGAGTTCGTTCTTACCTCTGCTTGGATTGTAAGCAAGAAATAAAGGCTCCGAATCCAGGAGCATTGACTAAGGATAGGATATGAAGATAAAATTATTTTCAAATCTAACCTTTATGTTACTGGCTTTTATTATTTTCACTGTTGGTTATTTTATTGAACATAAAGGGCCTATACATCTTCTTGGATTGAATGGATTTTTCTACTTTCTTGGAAGATTACACGAAGAAAAAGATAATAAATTTTAAGGATAATCAATGATAATTCCTAGCATATCAACTACAGCATCTCCGCAGAAAGAAGGTTCTTTCGATTGCTTGGCTGTAGAATGCGCTCCAACTGACAACATACTTACAGCCGAAATTGTAATGGTTGGCGAAGCTCCAGGTGAGATCGAAGTCCTAAAGAACGAACCATTCGTAGGTCCGACAGGATCTCAGCTTAATCGCATCTGTGCAGCCGTTAGACTTGCAAGATATAAAATCTATCTAACTAATGCTTGCAAAGCTAAGTTACCAAAAAACAATACTGCTGTCTTATGGACAGACAAGGGCTATCGCCATCCAGACTGGTCCAAGTTGCAATCCGCACTAATTGATGAGCTTTCTCAATTCCCTGGCAAAGTCATAATGTTGCTCGGAGCTACTCCGATGCGCTTATTGCTTGATGAGCCTAAGTTCGATTCAATCACAAAATATCGTGGTTCCTTCTATCATGCAGAAGACTTCCCTCATTTGAAAGACAAACTGGCTGGAAAGATAATCGGTTTGTCTTATCATCCATCTTTCACCCTTCCATACGGGCAGCCTATCCACTTCTATACAATGATTGCAGACTTCACGAAGGCTCTGCGAATTATTGAAGATCCAGAATTGCTTACCGATAATGTAGAAATAAAAATCAAGCCTAGCTTTGAAGAAATCATGCAGTTCTACGCTTTGATTAAGACAAAGCAATATGTAGCCTTTGACATTGAGGCTACACCAGAATTTATTACCTGCTACTCTTTGGCAGTCTATCATGATAATAAGATCCTCTCTATGTCTGTTCCTTTAATGAACAACCAAGGTAACTATTGGGCAACAGCAGAAGAGATAAAAATTTGGATTGGCCTAGCAGAAATACTTAATGATGAAGCCATAGGTAAGATTTGTCAAAATGGAATGTTCGACATCATGTTTACTTTCCGTACCATGATGATTAAAACAGATAACTTTTATTTTGATACAATGCTTGCACAGCATATATGTTATACAGAACTTCCAAAGGGACTTGATTATCTAACTTCAACCTACACATATTATCCATACTATAAGGACGAAGGAAAGCAATCTCACCTTAAGGCTATCAAAAACTGGCCACAATATTGGACATATAATGCCAAAGACTCAGCATACTTATTGCCAATAACTGAAAAACTCCTAGAAGAGTTAGGTGAATTCGATTCTATGGATGCTATGGATTACACAATGAATCTCCATAAGCCTCTCATAGAAATGGAGTTCAACGGCATCCTGACTGACACAGACGGTATTGAAAAGATCAAATCTGAGTATGAAATCAAACTGATTGAGCTTCAAGCAGAGTTGAATAAACTCGCAGGCAAGGAGATCAATTCTGGTTCAGCGAAACAAATGGTTGCATACTTCTACGGAACTTGTATGATCAAGCCATATGTAAATCGCAAAACTGGATCAGTCACATGCGATACTGTAGCCTTACACAGGATTGCAAAGAAAGATGTTAAAGGTTCTGAAGAAGCTAGGATCATTATCAAGATTCGTAAGTATCAAAAGATGGTATCAACTTACTTTAATATTCAAGTGGATGATGATAAGAGGCTCAGATGTAATCATAAAATCTCTGGAACAGTATCTGGAAGGATTGCCACAGAAAAGACTTACTTTGGAACCGGGTCAAACTTGCAGAATCAGCCATACGTATTTAAGTATTATCTCATTGCTGACCCTGATTGGATTATGTGTGAGTGTGATCTTGCTAAGGCAGAGGCTCATGTAGTTGCATATCTTACGCAAGATGCTAACATGATTCAGTCATTCGAATCAGGAATAGATGTGCATAGCTTTAATGCAAGCAAGATATTTAATGTTCCAATCGAAGACGTTATTCATGAAGCTAAGACTAAAAAGGCTGATCAGAAATCTACAATGCGTTACATGGGCAAAAAAGTAGTCCATGCCAGCAACTATGCAATGGGTCCACAGACATTCTCTGACAATCTAGCTGCTGAAGAAATTTTCAAATCTCAATCAGAATGTAAACGACTTCTCGATAGTTATTCTGACCGATTTCCTGGCCTCAAACGCTGGCACAGATCAATCGAAGAAGAGGTACAGAAAAATCGAGTTCTTTACAACTTGTTTGGCCGGCCTCGCAGGTTCTTGGGTGAAATGAATGCAGCACTCTTCAGAAATGCTTATAGCTACAAGCCTCAATCAACAGTCGCAGAGTTGTTAAATCGTGGAATGATAAAGGTAGTGAATGATCCCAGGCTTGGCAAAGATGGCTTTGACATTCGTTGCATGACAACTGTTCATGACTCATTTGTATTCAGGTTTCATAAAAGTCAAATTCCAAACCTGCCTCAGATCCTTCTTATCATTAAAGATCATCTGACACACACATTTACTTACAAAGGAAAGAGTTTCACCATCGGCCTGGATGCTAAGATTGGCACGCAATGGGCCGGTAATACAGCTGAAATCAGTAAGTTCACTCAAGAAGAATGTGATAAAGCAATTGAGAAGATAGGATTCTAACTATGGAAACTCGAAGATATCAAAACAAAGAGTTTTGTCTTGCAATGAATTGTTCAAGACTAATGAAAAGAAAGTTAAAATGCAAAACTAAATCTTGTATTTATTCTGCAAAACAATTTCATCATTGGTTAAATGAAAATGATTTTTGTATAGTTAAATGTATTAAATCAATTTAAGAGATAATAAAATGGGAAAGCCCATTCAATCATTGTATGTCGCTATTCAAGGAACCTTTTCATGTCGAGGCAATTAGATAATTGGTTAGCCCACTATATGAAGTACACACAGCGAACAGAGCCACCAGAACTATATCATTTGTGGTCAGGACTGACTGCAATATCTTCAGCTCTGCGAAGAAAGTGCTATTGTAATTGGGGCGCACTTCGTGGCTATGTTTATCCTAATTTATTCGTATCTCTTGTCGGTCCACCTGGGGGACGGAAAGGCACAGCCATGAAAATTGCAAAGAGCTTTGTCCAGAAACTAGACGTTAATATCGGAGCGGATTCGTTAGGCTCAACCCAGGCACTTTATAGAGAACTCATGGACAGCGAAGATACTTATGTTGACCATGCTGGACTTACTCGCAAGCATAAGAGCGTATCAATCTGGTCAGAAGAATTCCAAGTCTTTCTAAACGACAGAGACCAAATGCTCCTAGCCTCTCTGACTGACCTGTTTGATTGTGCAGATACTTGGAAGTATAAAACATTAGCAAGAAAGACTGAAGATATATCCAATTGTTGGCTAACATTATTTGGATGTATTACTCCTAGTCTGTTGCAATCTAAGCTGAGTCAAGATGCTGTTGGTGGTGGCCTGATCTCCCGGATTATTTTCGTAGTTGGCCAGGGTCCCAAGCAAAGAAGAGCTTTACAGTTTTTAACTGAAGAAGAGGAAGATACACAAAAGAGGTTAGAAAACGACTTGCAAGAGATTGCAAACTTATCTGGGCAGTTCACCTTAAGTAAGGATTTTCTCAAAACTTATGTTCGCTGGTATGAGCAAGATTATGACGAGTCTGGTGTGCCAAGTGAGCGATTCTTAGGCTATAATCATAGACGGCCGCTGCATCTGAATAAAGTCTGCATGCTTGTATGTGCTGCCGAGTCTGACAACATGATAATCACGGCTGAACATTTCGAGCAAGCCCTAGCAATAATGCAAGCAACAGAACTTGAGATGCCAAACGCTTTCTATGGACTTGGATTATCAAGTCAGGCTAACATTTATGCTAAAATACTGTCCTTCATTGACAGTCACGAATCTTTTGAATGGACAGAACTGGTTAGAAACTTTCACCTAGATGTAGACAACATACCTCAGCTACGTGGATATGTTGAAATGGCTGAACAATCTGGGATACTCAAAGCAGAGAATTCTGCCACTACTTGCATGTATACTACCATTCGTAAGAAACAAAAGGTTCGTGATCCAACATATCTTGATAGAACAATCTTTAGGTTGATGGATAGGAATGTTATTAAAAATCAAATGGAGAAAAACTAAATGACACCAGCTACAAAAGTATTATTCTTTGACACTGAAACTTCAGATTTCATTAAAAAAGCTCTGCCTGCCAACGATCCCGAGCAGGCTTGGACAGTACAGATCGGTGCAATTCTTGCCAGCCAAGAAGAAGAGTTTGATCAAATGAATGTTATCATCAAAAGTAATGGCCGTTCAATGAACTATTATGCTCAAGAAGTGCATGGCATTACCATTGAGCGAGCAGACACTGAGGGCATTGAAGAACTTGAAGCTGCTGAACAATTTGGCTTAATGCTCAGGCAGGCAGATTTGGTAGTATGCCATAACTTTGCCTTTGATTGGAACTACGTTTACCAGATGATGGAACGCAACTTGGAAGAGTTATCTGACCTTGCGAGAAGTGCATTCTATCTTGACTTGCCAAATCATTGCACCATGAAAGATAAGAATGTGGTAAAAATGTGTGGACTGAAAAACAAGGCTGGTCGTGCAAAATGGCCGAAGCTAATCGAGTTGCATGAACACTTATTTGGCGAATGCTTCGATGGAGCACATGATGCATATGCAGATATCACTGCAACTAAAAGGTGCTTCTTTGAATTGGTAAATAGAGGAATTGTTATTCCAAATCTAGAGGGTTAATATGACTATGGATAAAATGATAATGTTATCTTACTTGCGAAACCCATACGGTATTGATGAACTTGAATTACGTACAGCAAGACTACAAGCTGCTACTGAACTTGAAAGACTTTATAAGATTGAAAAAGGATTGAAAGATCTTGTAGCAAAAATAAAAAAACATAATAATGGAGTTTAACTATGCAAATTGATCCTTGTCCATCAGAAGATGATTACGAACCTGGTCCTTCATTACGTGCATCAGAATGGCAAAACTTTGCTACTAGAGTCTTTAACCATATTGAAACCTACACAGTGCCGCAATACGGAGATAAGGGGTCAGATCAATGTTCAGAGTTTAGCGAATCTGACTTCATCACCCAGATGAAAAAATACCTCAATCGTTATGGAAAGAACTCTCGTGAAGGTCAACAGAGGCTTGATCTGTTAAAGATTGCACACTATGCAGGAATGCTTTATACAAAGTTAGCTGAAGAAGCACAAGAACTTGATAAAATAATCATGCATGAATAAGGATATTTATGGAAATCCAAAAATTCATAATCACTATCCAGTGGGGAAAAGGTATGCATTATGTTGCATCTACTTGTGCAACTGAAAAACATGCGGCAGAATTAGTTGCTTTCCATACTGGAAGATG